TGCTGTATTGTCTTGTCTACTATCTTCCAAGGGTTTTAGTTCTGCTTTTCTTGCTTCATCTAAACCAGTCTTTTGATTATCTAAAGATGCCTGAATATCATTATTTTGAATTTCTATTGCTGCTCTTGCTGCTGCAGCGATGTCTCCTTTATTTAATGCTTCTGCTAAGGTTAACTGTCCTTGCTGTGATTTTGCAATTTGGTCATTTAGCGTTTTAATTTTATCAAGTTGGTCAATACGTTTATCGTATTTATCATTAATTTTTCCTTCAAGATTTGCAATGTCTTGGGTAGAATTTTCAACTGCTTTTAACTGAGCCTTTGTTTTGTCTATTTTAGAATCTAGTGCTACTCGTTTTTTATATGCTTCGTTATATAGTTCAACTTGTGCTTTTACTTGTGAGTCTGTTCCATATTCAAAAACTTTTGCAGACTCTGCTGTAGGAGTAACGCCAGCATTGATTGCTTTTGAAACAATTCCAAATTGAAGTTCGTCAAGTTTAAATAGTGTGTTTCCTATTTCACTATTTAATTGTGCAAAAGCCATTTGTAAAGTATATAGTCCCATACCGTCAGGCACTTTTTGACTTAGGGCTAGAAATTTTTCATATTGAGTGTTATAATCTTCGGCACTAATTGCTCCACTTTCAAACTGTCCGCTCAAAGAACTCATATAAGATGCTGCTTGGGCTTGAGTGGCTTTTATCATTGCATTATCTTGTGGACTCATATACTCACCTGGTTCGTAACGTTCAAAAATTTCACCAGCAGTGTTAAGAACCTGTTCAATATTTTTATTCATTAATGCTCTAGTTTGTTCATTGTCTAATGAAAATAGTTCTGGAGCAATACTTACTCTGCTTTTTTTAGCCTCTAGTGCTATAGCGTCTACAATTGCTGTAACAGCCTCTGCCTCGTAGCCCTGACCGAATAGGTCTGCAGCCATAAATTGCATTGCTGAACTAAATTCTTTATCTGAAAGACCTTCCATCTTTTTTGCTGATTCCTGATAAGTATCTTTAAAATCTTGACTTTCTTGAAATTGTTTTGCAATGCTTGCTTGTCTTGCTGATTGCGTTCCACCAGCGGTTTTCATTGCTCTAATTCCAGTAAGTTGAACATCTGTGCCAAAGAAGTTATTTATTCCCTGAAGTTTTTCTTGAGTAATAGATAAAGTATCTGTTATAGCCTTATATGCGTCAGCATTCTTTTTTACCATTGGCACAATAAAAGTATCGAAGACTTCAAATGCCACTACCGCTGCACCAACATATGGCACAAGTCTTAGAAGTGGTTTTCCAAATTTGAATAGTGCTTCTCCTAGTTTTGGTCCAGCATCCTTAAACATACCTGCAACACCAGTTGCCATAGAACCAGCCTGAGCAATAGCACCTAATTCTGGTGGAAGGAACATAGATGCCATACCAAGACCCATAGATGTTCCGAACATCTTTCCTTGAAAACCTTGACCATACTTTAGTCTAAGTCCTTGTTTTTCAATAAGATTCATGTTTGTTGTGTCGTATGGAGCAGGAATTACAGATTTTTTGAAATTTTGATTTGCTGGAATAATTGTTGGTGATGAAGAAGTATTTACTGCAGGAACAACATCCTTTGGATTAACAATAATCATGCTTCCTGGAACGAAACTTTCTCCCTGTGACGCTACCCTATTCCCCCTAGTTCTTTGAACCTGCTGTGCCTGTGATTCTCCTGGGGTGATAATACCGCCACTTGTTACTCTTCTATTACGTCTGGTCGCAGACTTGGCTTCTTCTTGTGCTATTGCATTTGTACGAGCCTGACTATACGCTACCCCATCATCCTTACCGTCAATAGGTGCTTGTTGGTGTGGGCTATTCCTTTTACCTGCATCTCTTGAAAGCATTGCAGGGTCATTTGCTGGTTTGCTCAGTACAACTTTTTGAGCATCTAAGAATGCGTTTGCAGCAACATTTCCATCTTTTTTAAATCTATCTGCAATTATTTTTGCAGTAAAAATATCAGCCCTTTGATGAGCATTATCTAGTAGTGGAATACTTCTGTATGGCATTACACCTGTTCCTATAGTAGTAATTCCATTTGCAGACCTTCCTCTTCCAGATGTTGGAACATTCATTCTTGCTGTTGGTGTACCAGGAATAGTGTATTGCATAGTACTAGTTTTTCTTGCTTCAGCAAATACTTTTCTAACTCCCTGATTTACATTTTTACCTACCGCATCAATTTCTTGATTAATTGCTATAGAAACAATCTCTGCAAATTCGGAGTCGCCAATAACTTTTGCTCCTGCTCTTTCCATTTGTTGAGCAACATTATTTGCGAATGCCCTGGATGCTGGGTCATTAGTATCTAGTCCTTGTGCAGCAAGTTGAGACATGAAGTCATCTTGGAATTCTTTAATAAATTTTGAACCTTCTAGCCCAGTTAGTTGTCCTTTATTAAATGATGCTGGCATACCAAAAGTAAGGTTGTTCATAGCATTTATTTTAGACGCTTGGCTTAAAAGTGCATTTTGTCCAGGGTCCATAAATGGAGCAACGTCTTGTGCCGAAACTTCTCGTGTTAAGGTTCCATGTGCCTTAACCATTCCCTGACTACCAGTACTTCTTCCCTGTTTAGCAGCAGTCATAGAACTTAAAAGTTCGAACTCTGGGGAGTAAAGAACTTCATCAATATTCTTTTGTGTAAACTTTGTAATATTATTTAAAGACTGAGTTAGTCCACCAAGAACATCTTCGCTAACTGCTTTAGCGGCATCTAAAGCCTCTCTAACTCTTTTTGCATTTTTTTGAGTAATTCTATCTGGCATTTCAAAACCAAACAATTCAGAATTGTCTTCTGCGTATCCAGGAATGTTAATCTTCTTGCCAGCAAATAATGCACCAATAATTCTAGGATTTTTTCTGGTTGTTTCAGCATCAATAACTGCCTCACCATTAGAAAGATTTGCTGGAACTAGGTCATCTTTTGGACCACCAGGACCACGAACCATACCACCAAAAGCAAATTTTTTACCCTTACCAGCAGCAAAAAGAGTTTTAAAAATTTCATCCTTTGTTGATTTAGACATTCCAGATGCAAGCAGTGGCTCAAGCATTCCGAAGTTTCCGCTTGCAGCGGCTGCTCGTGCCATAGTTCCAGATGTAGAACCTAATGGTCTAGGAATGCCAGTCTTTGTAATAGTAATACCGAATTCTTTTGCTGCTGCTTCCCAAACTGGAGACTTCATTCTATCTTCACCAAGAAGAATATTTACATTTTTAATTCCAGCCTTAGATAGGATAGCCATCAACTCAAATGGATTTTTAGCAAATTCAGGGTTTCTACCGATAGCCTCAGAAATCATCCTAGACTTAAGGTCATCTCCTAGAACCGAACGCTTTGCTTTACCCTGATTAGATGTGAACTGGAAGAATGGCATTCCAGATTCTTCTGCCATAGACATTCCTCTTTGGGCAATACCCTGATGAGCAGAAGTGAAGGGTTGATGTGCTCCATAAGCGATAACTGCACTAGTTCCTTTTACCTGTTGCATTAATGTTTCTGAAGGAGTCCCAATAATACCACCAGAAGCAAATCTAGGAATGCTGTCGTTAATGAGAGACTGAACAAGGTCTCTGTTTTGTGACACAGATTTTGCTGGAATAACTGCTTCGCCATTTGAAAGCATAGCAGGTATCGAATCACTAGTGCCAGTTCCAGCACCAGTAATAAATCCACCTGTAGCATATTTTCTAACAGGTCCTGTGGCTACAGGTCCTCTAGGTGTAATAGGAACACCAAATGCTCTCTGTGCTGCTACAGAACGCTGATAGGCTGCTGTGAGGGCATCTACTGCCGCTGCTTCTGATGTAAATGTTTGTTTTAGTTTTGAGTGAACTTGGTCAAGCGATGAAGCAATTGCTGCTGCCTGAATCTGTTCATTAGTCATGTAGTTAACTTGGTCTCCAAGACTCATGGAGGACTTCCCAGTTTTGTTAAAGATATCCTTCATCAGGGCAAAGCCCTTAATTACGTTTGCGACAGCGTTAGCGATAAGACCAAAGGACATCAAAAGTACTGGACCTACAACACCAGCGACAGCAACAAACTTAACAATAAAACCTTTTACACCTTCACCAAGGTTGTTAAAGTTTTTAAGAACATCTGTTCCAAAGTTAATGATTGGAGTAAGAGCCTTCATAAACTGTTCTCCAACAGGGGCTAGTTGTGCTTGGAAGTCAGCAATAGCCTTTTGGAACTTGTATAGTGGTGATTGCTGAATCTTGTTTAATTCTTTTTGTGCCAGCATAGATAGTTCTAGGCTACTTGTAGATGCTAGTTTTAATACTTCTGATGCTTGGCTACCCTGCTCAATTACGTTCTTGAAAAGAGTTGACATACGAGCAAACTGGAACTTACCGAACAATTGTTCTATTGCTTTTGCTCTGTTTAGTGGGTCTAGTTTATCTAGGGCTTGTGCAAAGTCTATAACTGTTTTCTTTACGTCACCTTTATTACCTTGAACGATTCCACGAAGGTTGATGCCGAATCCCTGAAGCATTTTACTTGCAGTGTTTGTTGGATTAATCAAAGATGCTAAACCAGACTTTAGTGCGTTAGCACTTTCAGATGCATTAATTCCACCTTCCTTCATTGCTGTTAGGAAGAACGCTAGGTCTTTAACATCTCCACCCAGTTGCTGAATAACAGGAGCAGCCTTTGGAATGGCTACAGTCATATCCTCAATGCTTAGAACTGTTTGGTTTTCTACAGCGTTTAGGAAGTTGATGTCTTTAGAAAGTTGCTTGGCAGAAACACCAAAAGCATCTGTTAGAGAGATTGTTGTCTTTAGAGCCATTTGTTGGTCTACACCACCAAGGACAGCAAGTCTTGCAGAAGATGAAACCTGTGCTAGAAGGTCTGCTCCCTTTTTACCAGTTGCTGCTGCTGTTGCAGCCATCTCCATACTATCCTTAACAGCAACACCATACTTAGTATACTCTTGTGCAAGCATCTGAACCTGCTTGACCATCTTTTCGGTTTCCATGTTTGTGGTCCCAAGGTCTCCGTATACACGCTTTAATCTGATTCCTGCTTCTTCAATTTCTTTATATGACTTCATGGCTGCACTACCCATGATGGAAAGTGGAATAGTGAAACCAACCATCAACTGGCGACCAGCCCACTGAGTGTTCTTACCAAAGTTTAGAAGGTTTGTAGAACCTTGCTTAAGTAGTTGATTTAGAAGTTGCTGTCTTTGAGCAGCAATCTGTGTTTTTGTTGCAAGATTGTCCATGTCAAGCACAAGTGGTCTAACTCTGATTGCTTGCATAGCACCATTAGCGTCACGTCCAAGTTTAATGTATTGGCTTTGTAGGTCTTTTACTCTTTCACGAGCAACCTTGTTTATTGTTTCAAATTCAGCCTTAAACATTCTTCCGAACGATTTAGACGCTCCACCAGCATATCTGAAATACTCTCCCATTGAGAGTTTGTTTCTTTCAAGTGATAGAGAAAATTGTTCTGCAGTTGTTCTGACCTTAGTCATATTTGCAGCAAATGCACCTGTGGCATTAATAGAATTTACGAGATTTTGTTGTAAGTTTCTGGAGTCAGCAGCACTGGCTGCCCCCATTTTGGACATTTGTGTATGGAAGGCTGAGATTTGATTCTGAAGTAATCTGATGCTGTCCATTGCGGAAGCAGTATCAACATTAATTCTAATATTGGACTGAATATCGTCAGCCATCCATAAACACCTCTTTAGTTATTTTTTGTTACTAGAGTAGACCACCAAGGGCGGAATCTCCTAGTTTAATGCCAGATGCTTCTTCCACAATCTTGTAAACAGTTGGAAGGTCTAGAAGGTCTTCTAGTGCTTTCAGGTCTGTTGCAATTTCTGGCTTGTACTGCTTAAGTGCAATCTGCACACATTCCATCAACAAGTTCATTGACTTGTCGTTGTCTTCTGCAACCTTTGAAATCTCGTCAAACTTCTTCATAAAATCACGAAGCAATGAAATTTTCAATGGTCTAATGGTAACTGTAGTTCCATCAATAAGAGTAATATTCTTCTCTTCATTAATAGTTGTTGTCATTTGTCCTCCTTATAAGGTCATAGATAAATTATAGCATAATTACTGGGATTCATTTAGGACTTCATAATCTAGTCCATGTCCGATACCAAATCCTGCTTGTTGTGCTTTTATTCCTTGTAGTGATGTAACATCGTTAGGATTTCCATTTCCAATACCGCTTGACTTAGCCGCTACTCTGGCTTTCATTGCTTCCCAAGGGTCTTCCTCTTTTTGTCCTGTAGCATCGTCTAGGTCAATACCCTTCAGAGATGCTGTAAACTTTTTGTCTTGATAGTCCATCTCTCTTTTTTGTTCTAGGATAGCCATAAGTTCTGCCAAACAAATAGAAGACTCTAGTTCTTCGTAATTTTTCCAGATACCCAAAAGAAATGCTTCTGATTCTAATTTATTTAAATCTAAATCTTCCCATCCAGATTTTGAAGAAACTTCCGCTTGTTCTGGCTGTTCTTCTATATCTTCCAAATCTTCTGGCTCTTCGTTATCCATCTTAATTCCACCAGCATACTCTACAACCTTATACATAGTCTTTAAGTCGAAATTGTCCTCAAACTTTTCTACTGTGTCCACTTCTGGATAAAACTGTTTCATTGCGATAGTTGCACATTCAGTTAAGATTTGTATAATTTCATCCTCATCCTGTGCTGTTTTTACTGAATCAAACTTATGCATAAACTCTCTCATGTACTTAATCTTTAATGGAGATACCTCTATGCTTTTACCATAGATTGTCTTGATGTAGGATATGTCATATATTTTTGTAGGCATACTCTATTATAGCAAAAGAAACTGCCCCAGGAATCCCCAGGGCAGCCTCAACGATATTCAGTTATTATTTAGTTTTTAGTAAGTGCGGTCAATAATCTTACCGTATGCACCCTGAGCATCAGGGAGTAGACGGAATTCGACATCGAACATAGTTGCAGCGTCACGCTTTGCGGATACTGTTACGTTCTGAATTGATACTGCACGGTATGCAACGTAAACACGCTCTTCATCATCTGCACTGTTGTTAGTGCTTGCACCAACAGCAATCAGTCCACGCTCTACTGGGTAGTCGCCTAGTTCACCAGATAGAATGTCTACATAACCACTTGAAGCGTTAGTTGCTGTAGTTCCAACGCCGCTTGAGTTAGAAGGAGTTGTTACTCCTGTGTCCAACCAAGATGCAATTGAAGTTCCAAGAACTCCTGCAGGTGTTACTGTTGCGTTTGACTGTGTGATTGCCATAAGAAGGTTTTCCAGAGTTGCCTCTGCAAGACTTGTTCTTAGGGTAACTGTCATTGCAGATTTGAACAGACGTGCTGTATCTAGAAGTTGGTCAACCTGAACGTCTCCAAATGTTGGAGTGAATGTCAAGTCGATACCATTGCTAGTATATCCAACGTTTCTAACTACTGTTGAGTAGCGGTCTGACAGGGTTGTCTTGTAAGACTCTCCTGTAACTGTCTTAGGAAGTGTACCTACTGCAGATGTTGAATCTCCAATAGTCTGTCCAGCCTTTGTTACGAATAGTGCCGCTGCACCAACTACGATATTGGTTGCGGTTCCTCTTGTATATGCCATATTTTTTTCACCATCTTTCATTTATGAATTAATGGGCTTGTGTTTCCTCTATATAAGTATAACATCCTTTTAGGACTGTTGCATAATATAGTCATAATAGATAATTATCTTGTTTCCAGCATAGGTTCTTGCTGTACCAAAGTTTACAATATCTCTGGTTTCTTGCAACTGAAATACCTTGAAATTTACAAATCTAAAATTAGGTTCGATAGTTTCTCCCTCTACGATAATAGAACCTTTAGCATTACACCACTGATTTAATTCTTCTGCTGTTTCGTCTTCACGGTCCATTAGTCTTAGGGTCTGTTCGGTTATTTTAACCATATTTAATACTGAGTTTTCTGCTGTAGCATAGAAATAGTAGAGTAGTTGCTCACACTTTATGTGTGGGAATGGACTTCTACGCATTCTAATCATTCTATCGTATGTTGCCATTACCCCACTTGATGGAAAAGATTCCGTTAAGTCGTTCAGGGTTGATGGTACTGATGGGAAGAATGGCATTGTCTCAAAGCCTAGGCTCTCTAGTTTTTCCTGAAGATATGCATTAACCCACAATACTGGGGTATTTAAAATTGATGTTTTAGACACTTAAGTCACCTGCCTTCGTAATCCAATTATACCCTACTTCTACTCCTCTTGCTTTACCTCCAGTTTTGCCAGACTTTAAATTATCTTTATATGCTTTTGCATTGCTTAAGTATTTAGTTATACCTGTCATATCTAAAACTGATTGTCTAAAGTGTTGTTTAAAGAATAAGTCAAAGATTCTTTCAAAAGAACCCATGACGTGACTTCCTCCTGGATTTTCTACTGTAACTTGATTTGGAGTAAAAACCTGTTCTCCATCTATGTTGAAAGCAAGAACGCTTGCGTTCATTGGTCTAATTGTCACTGGAATTCCTCTTTCCATAATCTCTGCCTTATTATAGAATGGAGTTGTAGAGTTTTTACTGACGCTTCTTGATTGTGAGAATGTTCCATTAAAGGATATGCCACCATCTCTAGTTGTATAGTTTATGTCAAATAATCTCGCTTCTGGATTACCTACTTGATACCATTCATAGATGTGATGATATAGTTGATTATCTACCCTGGCGTTTTGGTCAACAAAATCTTTAAATATTTCGATTGCGTTCCTACCAATACTTTGTGCAAGTTTTCCTTTGCCAAGTTCTGCTCCTAAAAGAAATCCTTCCGAATACCCTAGGATATTTGAAAGGTCTTTATAAAAAATCCTATCATCGAATTTTACTGCTATCATAGGTCAGCCGCCTGATTCTCAGACCTTCTCATCAAAACCTTAAAGTATTCTGTTTTTCCAAATGGTCCAACTATTGGATTGAGTGATGCTATTTCAAAAATTGTGGGATTATTTTTTCTGATTCCAGCAGGTTCATTGTATATAGACTGACCAGAATTATCTCTAACATTTGTAACAATAATGTTTGTAAATGAGTAGGAGTCATTTGAACCCTTTGCCAAATCGTTTCTAACCCTACCAATAAGCAATGAATCTATTTCAATCTTGTTTTCAGAATTAATATCTTCTTTTGTTAGTCTTCCTGCTGGATTAAAGAAACAAGAAATTGTTCTATCTAGAACCCAAGTCTTTTTTGTATTTCCATAAGCACCTGTATCTACAATCGGATAATAGACATCAGCAAGTAGTGGGTATGTAAAGTCTGTTGTTTCGCATATCATTATAGTATTGCTGGCTTGAAGACATTGCCCTTATAGTTGTTAAGAATCTTATCAACAAGCATGTTTCCAGTTCCTTCCAAAAATTGTGGGGCAAACTTGATATTAAACTGGTCTGTGCTATATTGAGCAACAAATCGTTTGTAATAGTCATTTGAGCCACACTTTAGTTCTTCAACAAGAATAGTTGCAGCCCTTTCTACATCTGGTGGAATTGTTTTATATCCTGCATCTAAAACAAAAGTAAAATCGCTTCCTTCTGCAAACGCTACATATCCAGTTCTTTGTCCAGCGTGTACCGCTAGGTCTCCAGAACCTGCTGGAAGTCTTAGAGGAGTTGATTCGTTTCTGTTGTATACCCCATTTGCTTCTACTCTAGCAATAGCAGAATTGTCTAGCAATGTTTTGTATTCGTATTCCCAAGTTCTAAGAACTGTTCCAGCAGTGGTAATATTTCCTGTGGTTGAGTTTGCAAAACTAAAAGACGTAGTTGTTGGAACTGCTGTAACCACAAATCTTCCTTGATACCCTGTTGGCACAACTGTAGAGATAGTTACTACTTCTCCAACTTCAAATCCATGGGCAGTAGCGGTTGTTAAGGTTACTGTTCCAGATGATATTGTTGGAGTCTGTGTTGCAATAGTGATGGCAACATCTTCGCCATTAAAAATAAGAACATTGTTTTCGTATACCTTTAGGACCTTATTGACGTTGTGCCAGATTGGGAAATAGTCTCCGCCCTGCCCTTCTTTAACAATAACAAGTTTATGATTGTAGAAATCACTTTTGTCAAGGTAGTTGTCCATGATAGACCTAGCAATGATTTCCCATTTCTTGTATTCGGCAATTTCATTTGCTGTTGTTGCTAAAGTATTTGGATTCACATATGGTCTATAGATTGTTAGATTTTCATCTACAACGATTTCACCTGCAGAATCCTTTACTTGAAACAAAAAGTCACGGTCGTACTGGACCTTTGACCTTGGCAAAATATATGAAATTTGTTTATTTGCATCTGATGTGAGGGTTGTTGTTTCGGATGAGTGGTCCACCAAATCCTGTACATAAACAGAATATGCAGTGTTAGCCGCTGGTACATCCCATTTAGTTGTAATTGGATAAGGTGGAACTCTCAAGACCTCCATTTAGGCAAATGCCTCCGCTACTTCTTCTGGAGTACATAGGCGAATGCCTCTTTGTGTTGTCCAGAAGTCTGCATATCTTTTTGGAATAATGTTGTAACCAACATTAATCTTTCCAAAACCATCTGCATATACGTTGCGTGTTGAGAATACTGCAACCTTTGTGGTTACTGATACTTCTTCAACCTCTTTCTTTTCTACCTTTGCTTTTCCAGCATTTGTGGTTGTTGAACCAATTACGCCATCTGCATTGAATCCCAATGTAGGAACGTCTTTTGTTGGTTCTGGTGCTACGATAACCTTTTCCTCAACTACTTCTGCTACTGCTTCTACAACTGTTTCTACAACTGCGTCTTCAACAACAGGCTTTGGGGTAGGTGTCTTTTTTTCTTCAGCCATGATAAATCCTCCTTAGATTTATTTTAATTATACCAGATAAATGTAGAAAGGGGGTAGAGAAATTAATCCCTACCCCCAATCAAAGGGTAACACTAGACAGAGATTAGTCTGTTGTTGTGTCTGCGAATGCTACTGCATCCAGTTCTTCCCATGCGATACCGAAACGAACGAATACTGTATATTCTACAGTGTCCTTCTTTGGTACATAGAAACGGTTTACAGTGATATCTCTCTGGAAGCCCCAAATACGGTTCTGTGGGAACGTTAGGTCAACGAATCCTGCAGGGTAGTAAGGAACTTCAAGAACAGGTACACCTAGAACACGAGTCTGACGTGCTTCACCGAAAGTCTGGTTTGCACCACCTAGGAACTCTCCACGAGAACCTTCAGTAGAACCGATGTTAGCAATAACAGTACCATTGTTCTTAACGATGTTGGCAAATGTGTCTGTACCAGCATAGAACTTTAGACCGTTAGTGATAGCACGGTATCTGCGAGGCATAGCCAAGATAAGTGCTTGCATTCTTTCAGTTGTCCAATCAGTGAACGCAGCATTTGACCCAACTAGTGTTGTGTTAATTACTTCGTGTGCACTTCCAGGGTTGTTACCAGAACTAACGCTAGGGTTAGTCTTTTCCAAGTTAATGAATCCATTCATAATGCTTAGGAACGAACCTGTTGAACCGTCACCGTTAATGGCTAGGTCTTCGATGTCGTTACCGAAAGCATTAGTCATTAGACGAACTAGGTGGTCCTCTAGAGCAGCACCCTCGATGTTATCTTCGAGTGTCTCCGCAGAAACTTCCCAGTCTAGACGAATCTTCTTGGTAGTTAGTTCAACCTTTGAGAAAGTTGCACCTGTGTTGGTGTATGTTGAAACACCCTGGTTTGCAGCACGAATAACACGGTCTCCCACGTTAATCTTCTCCAATTCCATTGTGTTTGCTCTCATTGTAACTCTGCGTCCGTCCTTTGCAAGTGTGGTTGCGTCCCAAACATAGTCGATGAAACGACGTGCCTGTTCAGGGCGTAGGATACCAGTACCTGGATAATTTGGACTTGCAGTGCTAGATGGGTTTACACCATTTGCACCTGTTGTTACACCAAAGTTAGCAGTCGGGCTGTTGCCTAGGAAAGTTCCGTTTTCTGAGAACGCTCCTGTGCCGCTTGACACGCTGTCTGATGTACCGAAAGCACCTTCAGCGTTAGGGTATCCAGAAACTGGAGACGCACCTGAAGGCATATTTTTGATAATTTCTTCTGACATTTTATTTTTCACCTCCTAGTGAATTATTTTAGTAAATCGGATGTTGTGAGGAAACTTCCGCCCCATACTGATTTTTCCACCAGTACTGGTTCCTGAATGACCTCACCGAGGTCACCAGACTTGCGGAAAGCGGTGTCTGCTTCTACAGCATCGATACGCTTTCCAAGATTGTTAAAGTCTGACTCTGCATCTGTAACCGCTGAGGCTACATATCCGAGGGACTTCTTTAGTTCAGCAACTTCAGCCACTAGAGATGCATTTGCATCTGCTATTGACTTTACGATTGCTGTAATGTCGCTAAAGGCTGTTGTAACTGTTGAGCCTAGTTCTGAAACTGCCTTAGCAATTTCTTCCTCTGAACTTGGAACAACTTCTTCTACAACTTCTTCTACATGTGTTGGCTCTGCTACTGGAGCATCCTCAACAACTTCTTCTGTAGCAGGAGCGTCAACTACAACTTCTGCCTCTGGAGCGACATCTACTGATTCAACGTTTACGTTTTCATCGGTCATGTTATCATTCTCCTTTTTAATAATCTTAGAAGTATTAATGCCTTTAGCACTATCAACTAAGAACTTTATCATGTCAAGTTTGTCATCATCTGACTTCTCGACAAAACCTATGTTTTGCATACTTGCACCAGTGACTGGGCTTAATGCTGTTTCTTCTTCTGAAATTGTTACTAATCCAGATTCCTTGTCCCAGAAAACATTCTCTAGAATTGTTTCTGTACCTTCGCCTGTGATAATGTCAACACCATCTACCTTTTCAACAGATAAGATATTTGCAAACTGATTTGCTGGGCTATCGACAAGGGATAACTCAACCAAATCGTAGTCTTTAATAATTCTAATAGCGGAATCGCTCTTCTCGTCATATCCATCATCCCACTTGTTCATCTTCCCACCAATTGAGAAGCCTGTGTATGTTCCATCAATAACTTTTTCCCATGCATCCTGAGCACCCTTTGAAACGTATGCTGATACATAAATACCCTGATAGAACTTCTTTGTCTCTGGGTCAAAGTATTTATCTTCTTTGAATGCTACCATTTTACCAATTGCTTTTGGTTGGTGCATTTCACGAATGTTACCACGGAACTTTGAGAAGGCTGATAGAGATGCTTCTGGGGTAACGATATCGTTCTGCTTGTCAATGTTATCAAGCGTAGCAAAACCAGATACAATTCTACGTTCTGCGTCTACCTTAGTAAGAGGCATAGAGATACGGACATTATTTCCGTCAATGTCAAAATGTGCTTTTTGAATACTCATAGTATTAATTATAGCCCCTTTTTATGAAAGTGTTATACAAATGTTATTATACCACTTTTTTAAGAGGAGCGTCTCCCCTCGCCTTGAGCGTTTCTTCCTGCAGTGGTGGCTGGGCTGTCTGCCTGAGCCTGTTGTCTTTGAGCATCACGTTCTCTGTTACCTGCATTGTTTGCATTTGAGTCTGCTGCTTGGCGAGCGGTAGGCTGAATCATAGAGTCACTTTCAGAACGTTCTGGTAGGTTAAGAAGTTCACGAGCCTCATTAGGAACCATAATCTGGTTTTTAACATAGTTGGTAAGAATCTGTGACTGAGCCAACTCATCTGTAAGTGTGAGTTCGTTAAACTTGAATTCTAGAACATCTGTCTTTTCACGAATAATCTTATTAAGAATCTTTTCAAGATT